ATCTACTTTGGTGGGATTTTTATTAGCTAATTCAAAAGCTAATCCGCTAATTAGCGCAGGCAAATATCTTCTAGGGATATCTGGGTTTTGAGTGTATGTATCGTTTACATCTTGTGGATATCTGATTGTCCAACAAAGTAATTGATAATAAGTTTGATTGGGTTGAGGAAATAAATGAATCGTATGTGACCCTGCGCCTGAAGAATCAAATTGGCTGTTACGTTCAACTGCATATTGAACAGGTTTGCCGCTTGTTGATTTGTTAGGGTAGTTTAAATATTCAGATAAACTGATTCTTTCACATGTAGTATCAGTCACGGGTGATGTGTTTGTATCACGAACTGCCGCATCCAAGATGTCCAAGTATTGACCTGAACCAATAGTCGCGGTTGACTGATCCTGTGTGAGATTGATTGTGGTTAAGTCAAGAGTGAATAGATTCACGCCTTCGTTAACCCATTTAGTTAAAAGTAAGTTAAGGGAACGTCTAGCTGTTACTAAGTCGTAACCCGACTTAAGTTCTAATCCGACGCGCTCATGCGCCTCTTGTATTATCTCAGCTATGTCTAAGCTGAATGTATATGTGCCAGAAGTTGCCACGTGCCCCCCTTACTAACAGTAAGTAATTGTTACCGAAGTAGTTGCTGTTAAATCTAAGTACACTCCATTTTCAAAAACCATACCATCTTCTGGTATTAACATACTCAAGCCATCAACACCAAAACCCACTTGTAGTTTTAATTCGCCTGAAGTACTTGTACCATCATATAGTTTAACAGTTGATGAAGCAACGCCTGCCGCTTGAATTGATTTAACTCTTACTCTGCCCAGAAAATCTCCTGTAGCATTTACCGCTAAACCAAATCTACCATCGGTAGTTCTAGTTGATGCTTTTACATCTGATTTATAACCCATTATAAACTCCTTGTTGTGGGGGAGTTGCCTCCCCCGTTAAATTATTTACCAGCAGTTGCGCCAGTATCTACTCTAATCCAGTTAGAACCGTCAGAAAATACTAAGTTTCCTGTACCATTACTTGTTGTCTCAGAAGCTTTTAATGCATCAGAGCAAAAGATAATTCTGCCTGTGCTTTCTGAAGCTGTTGGCAGATCATCAAACGCAATTGATGTAGATTGAAAACCATTAGTTGATACCACTGGTCCTGAAAAAGTTGTTGTTCCCATAGTCTATACTCCTTTTTTATATAGTCTGCTTTTGCAGTCTATGGTTGTTATTAGTTAAAGGAAGGGGGCACCTTTATGGTAAACCCCCTATCCGAATTAGTGATTAAGCACCTTGGTTTCCGTAGACACTTCTCCAGTCAGACCAACCGAAGCTGTATCTTTCTCTGGCTTTGTATCGTACATTACCTGTTTCAAAGTCACCTTCCATCTTAGTATTCATAGCTGCTCTGTTGAACATCTTTGTACCGTTAGGAGCGTCAGTTCTAATGAAGAATGCATCAGTGTCTGTGAATCTGTGGTTCACAAAGTATCCACCAGGAAGCATACCCATAGAGTTGATCGCATTGATGTCATTGTCAGCAGTTGCCACTCTGTTTGGAGATTTCATTAATCTCTCAGCGACAAATACTAATTGTCTTGGGATGTGTAAGGTTCTACCTTGAATAGCAGCTGGGATACCTTTGTCATCTGTTAAACCAGCAATATCAATTAATGCTGTTTCTAAAGATGTCTCAGATAAGTCAGCGTAAGTAGCAGGTCTGTTAGAACCTGTGCTACCGTTTTGTAATGGGTGTGCATTAGAGATTAATGGTTGACCATCACCGCCTGTGTATGAACCGCTGAATGCGTTGTTATACACGTTAGCTGCTGTAAGTTGCTTAGCAGAAGCCATTGCTCTTGCTAAAGCTTTAGTTAGTCTGGTTGACAACTTATCATATAAGTTATCTTCCATAGCTTCCTCAGTTAATGAGAATGCTAGTGCTACAGTCTTGTGAGTGTATCGAGATACATAACCTTCGCCTGAGTCAGCGTAAGCTACTGGTGCACCTTCGAACTTCTCACCTGCATTACCAAAGCCTGGGAAGAGTACTTCTTCTTCGAAAGCTCTGTTGGATGTTTCCTCATCGAACAAGACGGCGTGTTCGTTTTCGTATCTGTTATATTCAGTTCCGAAAATCGCGTTTAGCCCTGGCTCCAGTTCTTTAAGGATTTGTGCTCTTGATATAGCCATAATTTATCCTCCTATTATATTCCTGTTACGCCAGTAGCGCCTAGTCCAAATTGATGAGTATTGATTTTCACCAAAATATCCATAGATGTTCCAGCTGATGTGAAAGAATCATCTAACTCCGCACTACCTAATACAGTTAGTGGGAATGTGTTAGTTGTGTTCTTTGTGCTAGAATCTGCTACAAGACCTGATTTGTGTGTGATAGCACTACCTGTTGGTGATGCTACGATTTGTACGTTCTTACCTACGTCAGCAGCTGTAAGAGCTGTTGCTGCTTGGTCTGCTTCGATTTGGAAGATGATATCTGGATCATCATATACGTACACTTTGTATTTGTCTTTAGCTACAGTTGAAGCTGGAATACTTCTGACAAACTTAACTTCACCTGAAGCGTTGTCAACGTATTCTGCTCCCCAGAAAACACCTACTACTGCGCCTGGTGATGCTGCTCCCATATCAGTAACAATGTTACCGCCTGAGAAAGTCACGAGATCGCCTTCGAAGAATGCACTAGGAGCAGTAGCAGCAATTCTGTAACCATTAACACCACTAAAGTTATTGGTTCTTACGATACCACCTTTAGCGTGCTTAACTGGCTTTAAACCATATGCCATGTTTTACCTCCGTTGTTATTGTTATGCAAAGCAGAGGTAACCAAACGATTAGTCCTCAAACTTTGCGTTTCTTCCTCCGCCTACTGAGACGGAAGACTGTTCGTCTTGGCTTATAGGTGCAACAGCGCTATTGTTTTTCTGCAACTCAGAGTTGACCGCTCCCTCTGCAGCTTTGGTTTTGTTAGCAAAGTATTCATTTCTTTGGTCTGCAATTTCTTGATCGACCTTCATCAAAATCAAATCACCTGATCTAACTATACCCGCATGTTTACCTGTGTCTAAAACATCCGCTTGCCAGTCGCCGCCAAGTTCTTCTGGTCTAACTGGCTCGTATCCTTGACGAGTTCTTTCATGGACATTTCCTGCGTGATCATCACCCAAGAGTTCATGTCGAACCCATCTATAGTGTACACCATCTGGAGCCTTTGGAGTTTCCAATTTGCTCGGTGGAGTCCACGTCTTTTTGCGAGTACCCGAAGCTCGCGTTGTTCGAGTTGTCTTAGTAGCCTGTGTCATTCATCTACTCCTTATCCCGCCGTTCCATCTCGGCGCATTTTTTGTCGCGCATATTCTTGTAAAGATACTCCTAACTTATTAGCAGTCTCTACTTCTGATTTAGTCAATGTGACTTTCTGTTTGCCACTGGGGGAAGTGCGCGTTCCACCCGCTACTACTTGTACTTTTTTCGCTGTGTTCGCTGCCTTGAATTTTTCAGGAAACTCAGAACGGATGCGAGCATCAAGTTCACTATAGTACTCATCAGGATCAGCGTCAGGATATACACCTTCATCTATTAACTCCTTATGTATTACCATGGCGGCTTGGGTCATAATCTTTTCAGATTGGTTTTGCCCTCCAAACCACGAGTTTCTTTTTTGCCACTGCACTGCTCGTCTGTCTGGGACAGGAGTGTTCGCTTGCGGCTTCTCAGCAGTTTCTTCAGCAGAAACTTTTCTAGTAGAAGTTGACTTTGCCTTCTCTTCATATTGCTTTACAATCAGAGACTCTGCTTTAATTGATGCTAGCTTATCAGTAGCTTCAATCTCTTTTTCAAAGTCGCCTGCTTCTTTAGCAGCTTTAAGAGATGACAATACTTCTCTTTCTTGAGCCTTGAGTCTGTCACCATACTGCTTTACTGCAGCTAGTTCTGACTCTGCGGATCTACCTAGAAGTTCTTCGCGTTCGGATTGAAACTTTTGTTTCTCATCTTCTAACGCTTTTAATCTTTCTTCAAGCTCCTTACGTTGCTTGACTAGGCGTTTGATTCGCTTCTCAGCTCGTTTGCCATATTTGCTTTTGTCATCAGATTCTTCCTCTTCAGCTTCTGGTTCTGCCGATGCTTCTTCCTCTACGGGTTCTTCATCTTCAGTTTCATCTGTTTCGGGAGTTTCTGGTTCTGGAGCTGGCTGCTCTTCAGGTTGGCTTTCTTCCTGCCCACCTTCATCGATCTCAATCTCGAGTTCTTCCTCTTGATTAAGTTCTTCTTGTTTTGGGTCTTCTATCATTTATACCTCCGTCAGTTGCGAACTGCGTTTCACGCTGTGAACAATATAATACCACATTTTGTGGGTATATTGCAAGGGCTTATCTATGTTTTATTTTTTCTGGATCATCTACGATTGCGACCACTTCATCATCATTAATGATAGAATAGTCTTCGTTTTCATACTTGAACTTCAGTCCAACGTACTTACCAGTGAGTACATAGTCGCCCACTTTACACCATGTTGTTTCTGATTTGTCCAGATTTTTGTAGCATTCTGGACCCATATCCACTACTTGAGATACCACGCAAGCAAATTTCGCGAGCTCTCTGGATTGGTCAGATAACAAGATTCCACCTGATGTTGCCATTGGTGGTTCCCATGGTTTCAGTAACATACGATAGCCTTGTGGCTTTGGTAGTTTACTCATCATTACCTCCTGCAATGTCTTTGTACAATTTCTTGTACTCCGTTTCTAGTCTATCA